ACCATAGACAAGCTGATTGAAGCGGAGTGGCGGGGATGAAAATACTAAAAAGTTCAATAACTCCTTTTCAGGACGACAGCGGCTTTTGGTTTGTCAGAGCAAATGTCTGGACTCAAAAGGGTTATTCCAGCAAGACCTTTAACACCGTTGACGAAGCTAAGAGTTGGAGACCAAGTTGACAAACAACTCAGGTTCCGTTGAATTTCTAGTCCCAACTCCCAGCACGGAGTCCGGACACTACCACAATCCTTACACAGTATCTGGCGCACGTAGTATCCTCCGTCGTTTCAAATCCGAAGCTGTTGAAATGCTAGACTATATGGTTCAGGTTCGTGATCTTTACAAAGACTCGTCATCCCCTGACGGGGTTGGCGGTAAAGCTTTCCTTGCGCAGTCTCCGCTTAGGCGCAAGCCTTGGATAGCTGGCGCGATGAAAACCCTCGGCCTTGTTGTCGAGGTTCCGTCACCAAACGGCGCTTGCGCCCTTATCTTAACCAAGAAGGCGATCGACCAGCTCGAAGCCCTTCGTAAATACTAAGGAGCCAAATGGCACACTTTTCCAAATCGGTGAGGTCCTATGCGGATATTCACCAAGCCTTTGTCGCCGCAGGCGCCCACGGCACAGTTGTTCTCGAGTTCAACACCCACGGCGAGGCCACCGTTTTCGGCTCCCGCGCTAATGCCTATCGCGTACTGCTACGCAACCAAAACGAGGCCGCAGGTGGCGATCACACCAGCGACTTCGACCACCTCATGGTTTGCCGCACGAAAGGCTCCAACCAGATCGTGATACGTCCTCGCGGTTTCAACTTCACCGTCCGCACGCCGGAAGGGGAAGTTATTCCTCTCGACGGAACGACGTTGCCTAACGGTAGCCAAACCCCGTTCGAGAGACTGCAAGCACAGCGAGAAGCGAATGAGTTTCTTGAAGAGTATGAAAATGGAGAAAAGAAATAATGGCACACTGGCACAACTTCAATCCGTTGGCGGCCACTTGCGTCTACCTATCAGAAGAAGACCTTTCGTCTTTCAGAAGAAGCGGCGACTGGCTACATGGCTACGGCAACAAGCTGTATTACTATATATTGCCTAAACGGCATGAAGCGGGATACAGTGCTGGAGTTAGGTACGGCAAAGAGCCGCATGAGTATCTTTCGTTTTTGCTCAACCCATCGCTCGGCGAGTCTTATCTCGAAAAATACAAGGTGAAAGTATGAAAAAGTTTGAACTCGGTTCTTGCGACCCATCTCAGTATAACGGCATAACAAAGGAGGAAAAAGAAGCTTGGCACACCCCTTCGCCTTACGGTTACCATTCCTACCACGTCGAGCGTATGGGGGAAAATGTTTTTCGCATACGCGACTCCTCAACCGCGCATTTCTACGTAGGTACTCACGCCGAGGCAGCTGAGCTCTTACTTCGTCTGCGCTGTCGCAAGCCTGATCTTGAACGCATCGCAAAGCAAGCTCCTCTTCGTGCGCACCTGCGCAAGGTAGTCACGGACAAAGAAATCGAGGACCTCTTTAAGGACTTGATTTAATGCGGGGGATGATATATCTCCTCTTCTGGATGGCGGTAGGCTGCGCAATCGGCCTTGCCGTCCTCTTGGCGACCTATCCTATCTACCTCATCATAAAACTGTGAAAGAAGCAAAAAATGACCCGCACCTGGACCCCCGAACAACTCGCCATCTTCGAGGCGACTAAAAGCACTAGCGACAACCTCCTAATCGAGGCTCTTGCAGGCGCCGCCAAGACAACCACCCTGACAGAGCTCGCCCGTAACCTTTCCGGCACTACTATGTCCCTCGCCTTCAACAAGAAGATCGCCGTTGAGATGGAAAAGAAAATGCCGCAAGGCGTCACCTGCTCCACCCTCAACAGCCTTGGACACAAAGTCTGGGCGCAGGCTATTGGCAAGCGTATGTCACTCAACGCAAGCAAGCTTCACCACCTTACCATCGAGGCAATAGAGTCGCAGCCCAAGCCACAACAGGGTGAGCTCTACGACGATCTTTCAACCCTCAACAACTACATAAGCGGGTCTAAGAACCACGGACACGTTCCAGACAGCGTTGCGAAGCAGCTAGGTTCTCGCTGCGTTCCACTAATGAACGACGATGAGTTCTTTGACATGCTACCAGAAGAACCTACCAGCGCGCAGATCGACGTGATGCTGCAGGTTCTTAGAGAAAGCTTTGAACGAGCTCTCGAAGGTTCGATTGACTTCGCAGACCAACTCCTCCTCCCAACCGTAATGAAGTGTTCCTTTCCCATCTTCTCCAGCGTCCTTGTTGACGAAGCGCAAGACTTGTCTGAGCTCAACCACGTCATGCTATCCAAGTTAGCCAAGCGCCGAATTATCGCCGTTGGGGACAGCCTTCAAGCTATCTACGCCTTTCGCGGAGCCCACGCTGATGGTATGCCATTGCTCCGTGACAGGTTCAACATGCAAACGCTTCACCTGTCAACAACCTTTCGGTGCCCTGAAGCTATCTGCGCCCACGTTCGCTGGCACGCCCCTCGTATCGAGTCATGGTCTGGAAATCCTAACAATCCCGGTGACGTAAAAAATATGATAGCCTGGGACATGGACGACATACCCGACGGCAGCGCCGTGTTGTGCCGAAACAACGCTCCACTGTTCCGCTTGGCGCTTCGTATGTTGAAAGCCGGCCGGAGACCAAACCTCTGGGGCCGAGACGTAGCTGCCAGCCTTGTGAAAATCCTAAGCGGTCTAGGCGCCGTCAACATGAACAAGCTAGACTCTATAAAAGCGCTTAGATGTTACCAAGCTGAGAAAGAAAGCAAGCTTCGCAAAGAGTCTGCGAAAGAGTCACTAGCCGAGCGTATTGAATGTTTGCTTGTCTTCATCGAGGATGCTGAAAGCCTTGGCGGCGCAATTGCCCTTGCTAAGTCTGTGTTCGCGCATGAAGGTAAGGTAGACCTTGCCACCGGCCACAAGGCCAAGGGCGCCGAGTGGTCTAACGTCTTTATCCTCGACCGGCAACTGCTACGCGATGACGGGCAAGACCTTAACCTCGCCTATGTCCTTGCAACGCGAACGCAGAAAACGCTGACCTACATCACCACAGAAGGTTACGTCCAATGACAGACTCCCGTTACAATACCATAGCCTCAAAAGACTGGTGGTGGGGAGCTACAGCTTCCCGCGTCGGTACAAATGAGGCCATGCACGAAACCGCCGAAACCAAGGAGCAACTCGACGTAAAGCTATTCGGCTGTGCTTACGGCGCCAAACGCTGGACGGTAGTTTACTATCGTTTTCCTATGGAGACAAAAACTTCATGACCCAGCGCCGCCGTATGAAAGTTCTTATTCGGGGGCAAATCTTTGCCTCCGTATACGAAGCCGCCGCTCACTTTAAAGTAAGCCCTTACACAGTCTATCACGCGATAGCCGACGGTAAAACTGATCGTGTCGGCATAGGTAAAGGTAAGCGGGCCGAGGGCTCAATTAAAAAACGAGGTGGACACCTTTCCATCCCCGTAAAACTTGGCCCGTTTACTTTTCCCTCAATAAAAGAAGCCGGCCGCGAGCTTGGCTTTGCCGAAGACTACTTCCCTAAACTCCTTCGCGAAGACACCGAGCGTTCCAGACAACTAATCTACGCAGCCCTATTTCGCTATGAAGCGGCACAGGCAAACAAAAGGAAAGATTATCTAACGGAGTAAAGTATGGCTGGTTTCACCGTGAAATAAACCATACCCCGCCTCACAAACCCCATTGACATTCCCCATGCCACGCGCTATGTTTCGGGCATGGGTGGTGATCCGCCCAAACTTTCCAGCCCGCGCAATCCCGCGCAATTACCATCAAGGAGACTACCGTGACAGCCACCAAGGAAATCACGATTGCCGACAAGCCGTTTACCGTTCTCCAGCCGTATGTTGCTGGCCATGTCGTGACGGAAGCCGAAGCCAAGGCTCTGAACCAAACCCGTGCGGAGAATATCCGTAACAACACCGCCTCGAAAGTCAAGGCTGCTTTCGCCGGCACCGCCAAAGAGGGTGAGCCGACTGAGGCAAACATCGTAGCTTTCGTCGCTGCCTATGACGAAGCCTATGTGTTCACCATTGCCTCCGTTGGCGGCGGAACGCGCAAGACCGATCCCATCGAGATCGAGGCGCTCAAGATCGCTCGTGGCATGTTCGCAGACTTCTGCTCCAGCAAAAGCCTCACCGTCAAGGCCGTCAAGGAGAAGATCGGCGAGGAAGCGTACAACGAGAAGCTGGCACTGCTGGCCGAGCAGGATGGCGTCGTCAAAGAGGCCACTCGTCGCGTCAAGGAACGCGCCAAGACTGCCTCTTCGGCGCTGGACGATCTCGACCTCGGTGACTTGGCAAAGGAAGCGCCCGAGCCCGAGCACTGATCGTTTGGAAGTGTTGGAGGGGTTCGCCCCTCCAGCCTTTTATGGAACGGATGACCTGTAACTTCGCCTCCCCGTCGTTTACTGTCGCGCGGATTGGACTCCCCGCTGTCGTCCGTTTCATCAAAGGCTGACCAACATGCAGACTACATCTGACCCCGACTTGTCTTACCTTCTCTATAGCGCAAGCGAGGCCGCTATTGGTCTCGCCGTTCGCACGAACAACCCACAGCTTTTGAAGAACAAACTCTACGCCTTGCGTAAGAAACTCGGCCTTACTAACCTCACCTTTATCCAGCCGCCCGTAGGCTCCGAAGCTTACATCTGGATCATCAAGAAGGATACCAAGACAAATGGGCCGACCGAAGACTGACGTAGACCTCCACAAGCATACGCTAAACCTACGTCAAGGAGACATGGAGGCTCTTGCCGCGCTCTTCCCAAAACACCATCCTTCTGTGATGGTACGAAAGATCGTGAGCAAGTTTGTAGATCAAGTACAACAAGTGCCTGAAGAACAAGTGCCGCCGACTGACATTTCCATCTAACATCTAGGAGTCCAAATAATGTCCGACCCTGTTATCACCGGAGAGGTGATAGGCGAACGCGCTTCCATCGCAGAGTTGATGGACCGTGATCCGCTTCTTCTTTCCTCTTCCGACCTCGACGCTATCATCGCAGACCTACGAGCCTCGCGTTCTAAATTTGTCCTGTCAGGCGACAAGAAAATCGGAACGCCTGCGGCACGTAAGACCGGCGCTCAAGTTCAACGTGAGGCGCGTGCTGCGCTCGGCGTGGACATGGGCGACCTGTTGGGGGATTTGTGATGGTCGCCCTCAAATCCTTCAACGTGGACGGCTTCCAGTTTGCATGGGACTCTACCTCAATCGGCACCTTTGTGACCTGCCCCCGCAAGTATTACCTCTCCATGCTGCAGGGCTGGACTAACCCGAACAAGTCAGTCCACCTGATCTTCGGAGGGTACTACGCCTCAGCGCTGGAGCATTTCCACAAGCACCGCGCTGCTGGTGTGGACTATGCCGAGGCCGTGCGGCTTGTTGTTCGCGAGGCCCTCGAAAATACTTGGGACCGCGAAGCAGGTGCACCACAAGATTGGGGCCACAACACCAAAACCCGCGACACCCTGATCCGTTCTATCGTTTGGTACCTCGATCACTTCAAGTCAGACCCAATGGAGACCGTCATCCTCTCCGATGGCAGAGCCGCCGTCGAGTATTCTTTCGCTCTCGAGCTGTCCTCCGACTACATCTACTGCGGACACATCGACCGCCTCGTGACCTACGGTGACGGCAAAGACATCTACGTTCAGGACCAAAAGACAACTGGCTCCTCGATCACGCCGCATTTCTTTTCCGGCTACTCCCCTGACTACCAAATGACCGGCTACACTTGGGCCGGGCAGATCATCTTCAACATGCCTGTCAAGGGCGTAGTAATCGACGCCGCTCACATCGCCGTAGGCTTCACCGCCTTCGGGCGGCAGCCAGTTACGCGCAGCGCAAAGCAGCTAGAAGAGTTTCGCGCCGAGGTTCTTCACTACATAGAGGTAGCCGAGACTTGTCACTCGACAGGCTTCTACCCAATGAACCGCACAGCCTGCGGCAACTATGGTGGATGCGAGTTCCGCCGCATCTGCTCGGCGGTCCCCGGCGTTCGCAGTAACCTGCTGGAAGGCGAGTTCAAAAAGCGGGATCGTTGGGACCCGCTGGAGAGAAGATAACCATACGGCAACCGAACAAGCAAGTCCTCTTGCATAAATGGAGTAATCATGGCTAAAGCCTCAACCCTCCCCGCCGACGGCAAGCCCGTTCGCGCTCTCTACATCGGCGACAGCGGCGCAGGCAAAACCGGCTCCCTCATCAGCCTCTTGCAGGCCGGTTACACCATACGTATGCTCGACCTCGACAACAACGCCGACTCGTTGATCGAGCTCTGCAAACACACCGACCCCAAGTTGCTAGACGCCCTCGACATTATCAGCGTCCGTGACAAATTTCGCGCGTCGCAGTTAACCGGCCTCGAAGTATCCGGCCAGCCTAAAGCCTGGGTTGATGCCCTCAAATACCTCAACAAGTGGGACGATGGCACCACGATCGACTCGTGGGATCACAACACCATCTTTGTCCTCGACACGCTTACGTCAGCGGGACGCGCTGCCTTCCATTGGGCGAAGGGCATGAACCCAGCCTCCAAAGACCCTCGCCAGTGGTACGCCGCCGGGCAGGACAGCCTCAAGACCCTGCTGGAACTGCTGACCGCACCAACCTACCAGTGCCATATCCTCGTCCTGTCCCACATCGACCTCGTGGAACGTGATGATGGCTCGACCAAGGGCTACGCCTCCAGCCTCGGCAAGGCCCTCGGTCCGCAAATTGCCAAGGTTTTTCCGACACTGATCATGGCAGAGACGCGCGGCACTGGCGACAAGGTAAAGCGCACAATCACGACGAGGCCTACGCAATTCGTAGACCTCAAGAACCCCATCCCTTTCAAGGTCGAAGATCGTTACCCGCTGGAAACGGGAATGGCTTCTATCTTCGCGGCGCTGCGAAATCAGCCCGCCTGAGTATGGCGACACTCAGAGAAAACAACGTCGTTTAACCTCCGATAGGAAAACATCACCATGACTAACTTTCTTGAAGCACTCAACACCCGCGTATCCGAAATCGAGAAGCCCCCGCTTATGCCGGTAGGCACCTACGTCTGGATTGTACACAAGCCGCATCGTGAGACTACTTCTCGTGACGGCAAGTGGCTGACGGTGGAAATTCCGTGCCTGCCAAAGATGGCTTACGAGGACGCCGAGGACGTGGACGTTGACGAACTGGCTGCGTACGGTCCGCTCAAGCAGGGAGCAAACTCCATCCGCTTCATGCTGGACACCACGCTGGAAGGCGACACCGCCCTTAAAAGCTGGCTTTTCAACATCAAGCGGTTTCTCCTCGACACCCTGCGTGTTGACGGAGACGAGGATGCAACGGTGAAAGAACTGCTTGCTAAGATGGTCGGCTGCGAGTTCGTCGCTCAGGCTGCCCACCGCGCCGACAAAGAACGTGACGCCATGTTCTGCGACGTTAAAAATTGGGCGCCGCTGGACTGATCCAGTCGCTTTGAAAGGCGGGGGAGAAATCCCCCGTCTAACTCTATTCAGCTTTAGCAAGGAAAACATGCGATGCTCTCCGGCAAGTTTAAACAATACGCTATCTCCTCTATCCACATCGCCGAAGATCGTCAGCGTCGCGAGCTTGTCGGGATAGAAGAACTTGCACAGTCTATCAAAACGATGGGACTTATTCATCCTATTGTTTTGACTCCAGATGGATCGCTCGTAGCAGGCGAACGTCGCCTCCGTGCGCACCAGCACCTTGGTCTTACCCACATACTTGTTCAGTTTACTACCGATCTTCCTCGCGAAGAACTCGAAGCTATCGAGCTCGAAGAGAACCTTAAGCGCAAGGCTCTTGGCTGGAAGGAAGAAGTTGAAGCGGTTCGTAGGATACATTTCCTAAAACAGTCTTCCAATCTGGATTGGACGGCAAACGATACGGCCGAGTTGCTATCTGTGTCAACTGGTACGGTTAGCAAATACCTACTTGTCGCTGAGTTTATTGAGAAGGAAGAGCCGCTCGTGCTCGCCGCCGACAACTTTTCTGTCGCGTATAATATTTGTCAACGAAAAACTCAACGAGCTATCGTCGAAGATGACAATAAAGTTGACTCAGTATTTTCTGAACTTTTCGCCAAACCTGTTTCCATGTCAAACGTAGGTACAAAAAATCCAACGCAAGAAGTTATGAAACTTCCTGTTGCGCAGCCTGAAGTTCCTTACCTTAATACCGACTACATCGAGTGGACTAAGCAACCTTGGACCGGACCAAAGTTTAACTTTATTCACTGCGACTTTCCATACGGTATCAACTACGATAAGCATGACAGCGGCACCGCCGGACTTCTTGGCGGCTACGAAGATACACCAGAACTTTACCAAGCCTGCATCGCCGGCCTTGCCCGCATGATGGAAGATCGCGTAGCCGAGTCCGCACATCTTATGTTCTGGCTATCTGCCCGTATGGAAATCATATCAACCACCTGGAACCAGCTTAACGAAATGGGCTGGAAGATGAACCCGGTTCCTTTGATCTGGCACCGGTCCGACAACGCAGGCGTTCTTCCAGACCCGCAACGCGGTCCTCGGCAAATATACGAAACCTGTATCTTCGGCGCCCGCGGAGACCGAAAGATCGTGCAGGCAGTTTCTAACCTTTGTCCGCATCCTAAGACTCGAGAAGTGCATCCGAGTGAGAAGCCTCGCCCAATGCTTCAGCATTTCTTTCGCATGTTCGTGGACGAGTCCACCGTATTCCTCGATCCTACTATGGGCAGTGGAAACTCTGTCCTCGCCGTAGAGGACGCAATGAGCAAACCAAAGTTTGTTCTAGGACTAGAGCGCGACAAAGAGATATTTGACAACGCACTGGCGTATCGCAAGCGGGTAAAATTGAGGGAATAGTATGGCTGGTTTCATCGTGAAAACACCCATACCAAACCGGAGTCCACAATGTCTATTCTTATCCTCAGCGACTACCCGTCCAGTAACGAGACAGACAGCGGCCCTTTCTCAAACGGTTACTGGAAATACTTTAAGGTGCAGCTTCGTCGGGCTGGAATAAATCCCGGCGACTGCCTCTGGCTAAACTGTTTTAACAAACCAGCCGCTTCGCTGTACTCTTTCACTCAGGTTG